TTATTCTGTTTTCTCCGCCCTCTGCTTGAGCACGTCCACAGCTTTGGTCAATGCTTCAGGAATCGGCACACCCATGAGCCCGGCATTCTCGATGATCGAAATCGTTTCGTTGCAGATGAACGCGATCACCGTAGCATCGCGGATAAAGCTCGACCCGATGATGGCATCCAATCGGCAGGCTACCAGCACCACTAGCAGGCTCACGCCCTTGCGGCACAGGCCCTTCCAGCCCGCCCGGCTTTCCAGTGTGCCGGTTTTGGTCTTCGGGCTGGTATGGAACACACCAGCCACTACAAGACCGGTGATGTAGTCGATGGCCATGAAGATCACCAGCGTCTGCAGCGCGGTATCCCAGCCGCCGAACAGGGCCGCAATGGCCCCGCCCAAAAGCCCGACATAAGTACACAATTCTCTGCTGCTCATCGTTATGCTCCTTTCACTTTGCACAGTCCTGCCTTTTTGATGATGGCCGGGTAATCCTTGTAAGCGTGGGACAGGTCTACGCCGTTTTTCACGCCGGGCACGGAGCCCTTATCGGTATACTGCCACATGCCGTGCTTTCGGGTGGGGCGCCAACCTCGGTAGTCCGCGATCCACAGGTCGTAAGCTGCGAGTGCTTCCATGTCCAGCGCTGTGTCGGCGAAGTTCGAGTAGGTGTACACCATCGCATAGAGGCCCCAGCGCTCGATCTCGGCGGCATAGAGCCGGACGAGAGCCGACAGCTCTGCCGGGGTCAGTGCCTTGAGCTTCGGGTCCTCCACGTCGATGGCGATGGGCAGCTGGAAGGTCTTGCGCTCCAGCACACTGCGCAGCATGGCAGTCGTATTCGCCATACCGCCTGCAACGGTCGAGCCCAACCAGAAATACACGCCGACCGGGATGCCCCGTGCGGCGCAGGCGGCATAGTTGCGCTCGAAGGTCGGGTCTACGTAGGGCTTGCCGCCCTTGTACCCCAGCGCCCGCAGCATCACGCCGTCGATTTTCCCGCTTGCCTTGACCTTGTCCCAGTCGATACTGCCCTGCCAGCGGGAAACGTCCATGATGTGCTTAGCCATCCTGCGCCTCCTTGTCCAGCGCAGCTTGTACGCGGGCCCGCCAGCGGGCAGGGACATCCTCAATGGTAAAAGCGCCGTCAAACTGATGCAGCTTGATTTGAGTTACATAAAACTGGATCATCCGTTATACCTCCTGTGCAGCCAGCAAGTCCAGCATGGCCGCTTCCAATGCAGCAATACGCTCGGCGGTGGAGGGGAGCTTGGCCTGCTGTTCAGCTTTTTCGCGGGCTTCAGCCTGTGCGGCCAGTTCCTCAGCAGTGTACAAGTGGTACACCCGCACCTGCTCTTCTTCGTCCCAGGCGTCTTTTGCTTCCACGCCGGGCACGTCCACCACCTTCTGCACGTCTTTGCCGCCGTTTGGGTACTCGGCAAGGGTCTCGTAGTGGCTGACCTCCTCCACGCCCGCCACAGCATCGTGGTGGATGGTCTGTGTCTTGTCTTCCAGCCAGCCCAAAGACAGGTCGGGGTTTTCCATAGGGTTGCCGTTGATGTCAATGATTTTCACGATTATATGCTCCTTTCGTTAGGCGATGCGCTTCCAGATGTAAGCGGTCAGGTAGGGCGGCATGTTGTTGTGGGCAGTAGAACCACCGGCGTACCCAGATGCAAGCCGATTTTGTACGTCATCACCCCAATACGTTCCTCCATAAAACTTCTTGAAATTCACGCCAGTGCGGCTTCCGTTCTCCCAGCCAAAACAGTACAGATTATCGATATCGATACCCTCATGTCTATGAGCTGGCATCTCATCAACAGTCAATGCGTGTCCTGCCTCGCCGCCCGTTTTCCCCGCCGCGTAAGTATCGCCAGCGGCCAGAATAAACTTATCCTTAATACGTTCCCATGTGCCTCCCAGAAAGCTCGCAGGGCTGGTCGAGCTGGTACTCTGATAGATGCAACCTACCGGGTAGAGCTTGTTCACCAGTGCCGACCACTTGATTTTCTGGGTGTTCGTACCTTGTAAAATCAGATAGTCGTTTGCACTAGGTGCAGATGCAGTTGGCAGACTTGTAATAGGAATATTTGCCATTAAATTATCCTCCAATCTTTCTATTCGCGGTCAGGGCCTTGCTGTCTGCGGTGACAAGCACAGAACCATCCGATGCCGTCAGCACGACCAGCAGCTCGCCCGTCATGAGCTGCTGAGTCAGCGTGTCCAGATCTTCTTTTGACGCTGTTTTCTCGTCCATCTCGGAGAGAGCATCACTGACAGCACTGAGCACTTCTGCGATTTTGCCTTGACAAGCAGACAACGAGCGTTTCAGCTGTTCCAGCGAGGGGAGTTTTGTACTTGCCATGTGCTGCTCCTTCCGTTAAGACCCGAACACCTCGGTCAGCATGGCGTCGACCTCGGTATCAGTCGCAAGCACCATGCCGTTCAGCTTTGCATAATGTTCCTTGGACATCAGGCCGTTTGCGGTGGCCGATGCAAGGCCATAGGTCGTGTTGGTGCCGGGAATGCCAAGCGAGGTGATGTCGTTTTTGGTGACTGCCGTGACAGCGGTGACGTGGCCCAGTGCGTCCACGGTGATCTTATACAGACCGCTCGTTGCTGCGGTATGAGACGGGTGGACGTACTTGTTCGCACCCGCTGCAATGCCAGCCAGCTTGGTCTTTTCTGCGGTGGTGTAGTCGTTGGTAGACAGACCCTTGCCTGCCACCTTATCCACCTTGCCGGACAGGTCCACGGTAGTGTCGTCCAGCAGTTCCATGGTGTAGCGGTCGCCGTCACCCTTGATCTTAGCGTAGATGTCATAATGCTTGGTGGTGGTGTTCATCACCAGATACAGGATGTTCTCCTGTGCGGCATCGACTTTCGGCACTGCATCGACCTTCTGGAAGGATGCGTGGCCGGATTTGGAAATGGCGGTGTTAATAGCAGCCACCACCTGTGCGCTGGTCTGGAAGGTGCTGTCGTTGGCCAGCTGGCTGGTCTTGGTGGGAACCGTGATGTTGACACTCTTATCGGATGCAATGGTTTGGGCGGTGCCGTTCACCTTGATGCTCTCGATCTTGTTGGCCTGTGCGCCGACCCTTTCCAGCGCGTCCACGCGGGCCGCGATAGCGTTGGCTTTCTGATTTTCCTTCTGAGCGAGCTTCTGGAGGTGGCCCAGTTTCGTAAGGTGGTTGATGTCGTAGTCTGCCATAATGTTTCCTCTCAATCGTCAAATATTTCGTCCAGCATTGCATCGACCTCTTCATCGGTGGCAATGTGGAGTGATTCGTGTACTTCCTTGACAAACGCTTCCCATGCCGGGGTACCCGGTTCCGGGAGGGTGCCGTCTTCGGTGCCAGAATTGGGGCCGACCCGGTAACGCAGGTCGGTGCTGGTCACGGTGCGGGTGCCGTCGGAGCCTTCAAAGGTGATGCAGCCATTGCCGGGCCTTGCGGTGACGCTGGCAGGCACGTCCACATAGCCGTCCACCACCAGCGAGGATGCAGGTTCTTTGACGCCCGGAATGTGCCAGAACACCCGGATGGCCAGCCCCTGCCACTCGCCGGTCTGCTCAATCGCAAGGCGGTAAACGCCGCTGTTGCCGACGTAGCCCATCGACACGGCGACGTCGTACCGGCGCAGCTTGACTGTGCCGTTGCTGCACAGAGTAACAGGGATATCAATCATTGCCTTGTCACCCCTTTACAGCAGATAATTTGCAGCCAACGGTGTGTCGTCGGAGGCGCACAGAACAACGCCCGCGTCGGTATATAGGCCGAAGGTCAGTCTGCCGGTCACGAGCATCGACATCAGCTCATCCAACTCGCCGCCGACCGCCTGCGCGTCTGCCGGTGCGCCGTCGATGCGCAAGGTCTTATCCGTGCTGACGATTGCTGCAGCGCGGTCTGCCTGTTTCTTGGCAGATGCTGCACTTTTTGCTGCGTTTTCTTCGGCTTTTACAGCCGTCGTCTTGCTGGCGGCTGCGGCCCCTGCACTGGCGGCTGCATTGGTCTCGGACGCTTTGGCAGCAGAAGCGGACGAAGCCGTATTTCTCTCCGAAGCTTTCGCTGCACTCGCGGAGCTTGCAGCCGCGCTCTGGCTGCTTGCAGCAGCCTTCTGGCTTGATGCTGCTGCGCTGGCGCTATTTGCGGCGGCGCTCTGGCTCTTGGCTGCAGCGTTGGCGCTGTTGGTCGCTTTTTCCTCCAGGGCGTTGATCCGCGCCTGCGCTGCCTTCAAAAGCTGGTCCGTAGGGAGCCGGGTCACGCCGTCCGACATAACGCCGCACAGTCTTTCGTCCAGCCGTGTGTCCGTGATGTTGCCCGCCGTAACCGCCGTGCTGCCCGCCGGCCGCGTGACCTCCGCGAGGCAGAGGTCGTACATGGTGGCGGTGCGGGAGATGGCCGGTGCCGTGGGCTGGGTGTCCGGGGTGCCCTGCAGGATGAGCAGCGAACTCTTCCGGCTGGCCGCGTCGAACCGCAGGACGATGCGGTCGATGCGGGGCCGCCGGCCGTCCGCCAGGGCGAGGGTCAGGGTCTCTGCCTCCCGCATGATGATGCTGTACCCCTCGAACCGCGCGGGCCGGACCCAGCCCTGCCCCGCGCTCACGGTCACTTTAACGCCGCCTGCGGGCGTGACTGCAAAGTCCTCCTCGGCGCTGTGCGGCAGAAGGAACGCATCGGAGCGGGTGAGCGTTTCGCCGCCGTCGCGGGCGTCGTAGTTGATGCCGTTGAGGGGATAGGTCGTGATTGCGCTCAAAATATCCCTCCTTAGAGCCTGTGCCAGACCGGCGTTCCCAGCCGCAGGGTGCGGGTAGTGCCGTCGTTCTGGCTCTGTGTGATAACGTCGGCCACTCGGACCGTTGCCCGGTAGCCCAGCTCCGGCAGGGTGCAGAAGGCCACATCGCCGGGAGCAAGATCGGCGTCGAGACTGATCTCGATGCTGCCGGTGCGGAGTTGGTCCAGCAGCTTGTTGGTGCCCCGGTCCATGAGGCGCTGCAAATAGTCGGCGCTCTGGTTGGTCTCGCCCTTCTCTTCGTCGGGCTGGACGTCGCGGGCGTCCACGTAGAGCTCCCGCCGGTCAGCACCAGCGGCGTCGGTCAGGCCGACCGTCACGGTGGCGCGGTTTTCGCCTTCACCTGCGCCCTGCACGATGGCGACATTGGCATAGTCGTTATCTCCAAACGCCCAACTGGCCCCCTGCAGGTTGCCCCATTTGGTGCTGAACCGGTTATTAGGGTTAGCCGTGGGCCTGAAAACTTCAAAGACGAGCTTTTTGTCGGCGTTTTTGCCTGCCAGCACCACCCGGAAGCCCAGGTCGCAGGCCGCGCCGAGGGTGGTGAAATATTCCAGCAGGCTTCCGCCGGAGGTCTGGGCGGTGTAGCGGGTGTCGAACCCTGCCGCGCTGCCCAGTTCCAGCCGGGGCCAGGGCTGCATCGCGGCTACCAATTGCCGCATGGCCCGCTCAGCGTTCTCGTCCTTGACGGTCTCGGTGCTGACGCGCTTCGAGAAGATCCAGGTGGCCGGGAACAAGGTGCAGACAAGGTTCGCGTCCTGGTTTTCGTTGCTCCGGTGGCAGATGCGCATGGGCACGTTGCTGTCGCTGCGCTTGAGCCAGCGGCCTTCCCGCAGCAGTTCGAGGTTTTCCTGCGTGGGTCGGACTTCGAGCTTGCTTTCCGTCAGGGTGTTGTAGGGTTCGTCCCAATACAGGCTCACCCAGACCTCGATGCAGCCCAGCCGGGCGAGGGTGGTCTCGTCCAGGACGTCCAGCGTCATGCGATCACCTCCGGCAGGATGCCCGAATACATCGGGTAGAAGGTCACAGTGGCCTGTAAATTGCCCACGCCGCTGTCGGCGTCGGTCTTGAGCGGGTTGTCACCGGGGGCCAGCTCCACGAGGTCGCTGTCCTCATCCAGCAGCGCGAAGATGTTCTCGTCCTGTTGGTTCTCGGTCCGCTTGACGGCCAGCTTGTCGGTCGTGGTGCGGTAGATCTCGATGGTCTGACCCGGCGTCAGGGTGGTCAGGATACGGATGCACTCGCCGGTGACGGCGTTGACGATGCAGGGGTTGACCACAGCAGCATCGCTGCGCAGCACCGCCGTGAAGGGCACCGGCAGAGCCCCGGCGTTCCGGGCATTCACAAAGGCGCTCTGGTTCTTCGTGCCGAAGCGGTGGGGTGCGGCATAGTTGACCGGGAACCGGAACGCTGCCGTGTAGCCGCCCAGCGCGTAGCTGGCCGCGGTGAGCGAATACCAGAACGGCTTCGGGCAGAACAGCATCATATCCAGCCGGGGGAAACCGTGAATCTGCGTGGTGTACGGGGTCTTGCTGACCACGAACCGGCAGAACCATTTGTCGCCAAAATAGAGGGTGCCCTTGGTCTTGTAGGTCAGCGTCCGGAGCAGCAGTTCGGCGTCCGCGTCGCCGTGCTCCGACCAGCAGTCAGCGATGATCTCCCGCGAGACGCCCGCGACGGTCTGGTCCTCCACAGTCTGGCCCACCTGGTTGACGCCCTGGGCGAGCTGCAACTCGACGGCCACGCCGTTGAGCGGGTCGATGCTGTAGGGGATGCCGTAATCCCAGCCCAGGTGGAGTTCCGCGCCCGCATCGGTCACGAGCATGAGGTGGTCTTGTCGTTCCATTTAGGCGCTCCTTTCTAGTGCTTGGTAGCCTTGGCCCGGTCTGCCTCCCAGCGGGTCTCGCGGGCGAGGTCGGCGGCGGTCTGGGCCTTGCTGTAGATGTTCTGGACGATATTGGTGTCACCGTCCCGGTGGTAGTTGTTGGCCGCTGCGGCGATCTGTGCGGTGCCGGAAGCGGCCACGCTGCGGGAGACAGCCATGTTGTCGCTGAGGACCAGGCTGTTGGCCTGCCGGACCATCTCGGCCAGCTTTTCGTTGGCCGCAAGAATGGCGGCGGTGTTGTCCTCAATGGCCCCGGTGTTGTCGGGCAGCGTCGGGGTGGATGGCTCCGGCGTGGGGGCGGGCTTGTTGGAGCCTGTGGAGCTACTGCCGGAGCCTCCGGAGTTGGCGTTGTCCTTCTTGGGCTGGTACTTGGCCTCCAGCTCCTTCAGGGTCTTCTCGTAGTTGACCCGCAGCAGCTCCTTCTCCAAATCGCCGGACCGGATGGTGTTATCCGCCTCGGTGATCTGCTTTTCCAGTTCGGCCAGCGCCGCAGCGTCCGTCTCGGTCCGCTTGCTGAGCTCAGCGGTGGCCTTTTTGTACTGGGCATCCAGCAGCTTCTTTTCCAGGTCAGCGAGCGACTTGGTGTAGTCCGCGGCCGCGACGTTCTTTTCGGCGTCCAGCATTCCGGGACTGTCGCTGGACAGCTTGGCTTTGGCCAGCTCTGCGGCTTTCTTGGTGTACTCGGCCTCCAGCTGCTTTTTCTCCGCTGCGCCGGAATCCTGGGCGTACTGGGTATCCAGAGCCGCCTGCGCGGCCTTGGCCTCCGAAGAGGCTTTGCGCTTTGCCTGGTTCTCCTTGCGCTTGGCGGCAATCTTGTCGGCCTGGTCCCACAGCGGGTTCGAGACCCGGCGGATGGTGGACAAACCCAACTTGTCGGCGACCCAGTTGTAGGTGTCGATGATGGTGTTGACCGCACTCACGAAGCCCTGCACGCTGAGGCCGATGAACCGGAGCATCCCTTCGAAGACGACCGAGATGACATCCTCCACGCACTGCCAGACCCGCTGGAAGCCGGAGGCGACGTCCTTGTTGGTACTTGCAAAGGAGACCAGCGCACCCACCAACATGCCGATCAGGGAGATGACCAGCATGATGGGGTTGGCATCCATGGCCACGTTGAGGGCGGTCTGCCCGGTGGTGGCAGCCGCAACGGCGGGCACGAACTGGCTCACAAAACTGGAGGCCAGCCCCGCGACGTTCTGGAACACGCCAGACAGCGAGCTGGACAGCTTGCTCAGGGCGTCCATGGCAAAGGTCTGGATCTGGGTGCGCTGCTCCTGTGTGCAGGCGTTCCAGAAATAGGCCGCCGACCATGTGGCGATGCTTTCCAGATCGCCGTCCTGGATCGCCTTGAACAGCGTCTGAATGCTGCCTATGACATCGCTCTGAATGGACTTGTTGATCTGCTCCCAGCTGGAATTGAGCTTTTCCGTAAACTGGTAGGTCAGCAGCTCGGCTGCGCTGGAGAACTGCGGTCCGGCGTCCTCGATGGTCTTGCTGACGGTCTTGGTGCCATCCGCAGCGATGGTGGTCACGGTCTTGACTGTGCGCTCCACGCCGTCGATGAGCTCGGTGGCGGTCTGCGTCGTGACGGTGCTGACTTGTTCGCTGCCATCGGTCAGCAGCTGGGTGGTCTTCTCGACCGTGACCTTCACGCCGTCCACGAGCTGGGTCTGGGTGTCTTTCGTGGTTTCCACCACGTCGCGGACCGCCTCGATGCTCTGGGTGACCTTTTGACTACCATCAGCCGCTGTGGTCGTGATGGTCTTCACATCGGAGAGGACGCCGTTTACCATCTGGCGGCTGGTCTCTGTGACCGTCTGTTTTTGCTGCTGGGTTCCGTTTTTCAGCGTCTCGTTGACTGTTTCAGTGGTGCGGGTGACGCCGTTTTCCACCTGGGTGCTGGCCGAGGTGATGGAGTTCACTACCTCAGATGCAGCCTGTTTGGCGGAAGAACTGGCCTTTTTCGAGGATGCGGAAACAGCACTGGCCGCTTGCTCAGTGGTCTTTTGTGCAGCTTTGGCCTCTTCTTGCAGTTCCGTCCAGCTCTTGGTGCTGATGCCTTGTCCGGCCTGGGCTGCCTTGTGTCGGGCCTCCCGGTTGGCTTTGGAAATGGCCGCTGCAGCCTGTGCATCCTTGTCTGCTTTGTAGTCATCGTAGCTGGAAAAGCCGGTATAGCCATCCTTCCTGAGGAAGCTGTTCAGCTTGTAACTGAGCTTGTCAAGCCATCCGATGGCCGCCCCAATGGCGCTCTTTGCGATGTTCGCCACAGCCTGAAAGGCCCCGTTCACGATGTTCCGGAAGGTCTCGCTGGTATTGTAAGCCGTGACAAGACCGGTAACCAGTGCCGCGGCAAGCGAAACGACCAGCCCGGTAGGATTGGCCTTCATTACAGCATTGAGTCCGGCCTGAGCGACAGCCAGCCCCTTTACACCGCTTTCTTCAGCTTTGTGCATGGCGGCCAATGCTGCTGTTGCCGCTGTTTGGGCTGTGGTCACCGCCGTTGTGACAGTAACCGCACCCTTATATCCCAGAAACGCCGCCCCGGCAGCGGCGACCACCGCAGTTGCAACGCCGATGGTCTCTTTCAGCTGGCGCATTTTTTCATCGTCGTCGAGGAACGCCACGACCAGCTCGTTTGCCTTGCCGATGATGTCACCGTAGGCATTGAAGAGGCCGTCGGTCAGCTTGCCGATGAGGGCGCTGATGTTGTCCTGTAACGTGGAGAGCCGACCATTCACGGTCTGGCTGGCCTCCAACATGCCGTTGTAGAACTGCCCGCCTTCGTTGGTGGCGGTCTCAACGGCTGCGGCCAGCTCGTCGAAGCCGACCTTGCCGTCCGAGATGCGCTTGTACAGGTCTGACATGCTTTCGCCGGTCGCATCGCAGATCTGATTCAGCGGGTTGAAGCCCGCGTCGATCATCATGTTGACGTTTTCCAGCGTGACCTTCTGGGCCGAGGACATCTTGCCATAGGCCCGAACGAGGGTCTGGAGCTTGTCTGCATTGCCCAGAGAAATATCGCCCAACTGCTTGAGCACAGTGGTGGTATCATCCGCTGCGATGCCGAACTGTAACAAGGTCTGAGTAGCGTCGGACAAATTGGAAAGTTTGAACGGCGTGGAAGCCGCCATCCTCCGGATCTCTTCCAGCTTCTCAGCTGCCAGCTGCTCATCGCCCAGCATGACCTTGAAGTTTGTCAGGTAGCTTTCCATCCCGGCATTGTACTCAATGCCGCTCTTGACGACGCTTTGCAGGGACTCAGCCGCTTTTTTGGCAAAGTCTGCGATCAGATTTCCGGCCGCGACCGTCCACTTGTTGATGCTTTGTTCCGCCGGGTCGCTGTTGAGCTTTACTTCGCCGGTGATGCTGAAATCTGCCACGATGTCCACCTCTCATTCAGAGCGCGGGCACAAGGGCACAGGCTGTTATAACATGATCTCAATTTCCCGGCGGCAGGCCGGGTTCTTGCATTTGACCCACACGCCGTGGGCTGCGGCGTCCTGCACGGCCCAGACGGGCAGCGCCTTGCCGCAGAAGGGGCAGCGCACCGGAACACGCTGGTCAGTCGTGCCGGAATCGTGCATAGAAGGCGGCGTTGTGGTCGGCAACGGAAACAATGCGCTTTCCTCCCTTCAGCTCTTTCGGCAGCGCAAAGGCCTCCTTCAGGTCCTCGTACCGCTGGCGGGTCTTGCCGTCCATGTCGGAGGTATCCATGCTGCGCCAGGACATGATCTTGGCCATAAGGGTGTCCTCCGGAAGGGCCCGGAACAAGGCCCGGAACCGCCACCAGTGCATCTGCGTGACGGTCAGGTCGATGCCGTAGGCCTGCTGGAACGCGGCCACGATGTAGTCCGCGTCGAAGGCGTAGTCGAAGCTGACCGTGGCCGTGCCGCCGCTGCCCTTGCCGCTGCTGGCGGTCTCGGTGCCGCTTGTGAAGAACCTCAGCAGCGCCTGAAAGGAAGCGGGAACTTCGAGCGGCGGCACCGGGTCCCGGTAGAACCGCCGGACGGCTTCCTGCGCCATGCCCTGCGGGTCGGCCTTGGCTCTGCCGCGCAGATATTGGTTGCTCAGCCAGACCATGTGCCGGAAATCCGGGTCGATGGCGCGGCCCTCCCATTCGGTCGGCAGCGGCTCCAACAAAATATCACGCATGTTCCAGCGCGTTCAGCTCACGCAGCAGTTCGGCCCGGCGGGCGGCTTTGTCGTCCACGCGCTCCACCATCTGCACAGCGGGCGCAACCCCTTCGGAGCGGCTGCGGGGCGGGTGCTTTTTCTGCTGGCGGCGCTGGGCACGGTTCTGCGGAATGGGAGCAGCGGGCAGGGCAAACTTTTTGCGGCCCTCGTTGACGACGCGGGTCATCTCGACGACGACTTCCAGCGCCTTGCCGAGGTCGTTGCCATCCAGGCCCAGGCGGGCAGAGGCACCGTCGCCCAGCACACCATCCAGAAAGTGCATCAGCAAACGGCACTGGCCGCGCAGCCCATCGGCATAGCTGACACGTTCCCGCTGGAGCCGCTGGCGTTCTGCCTCGGTCTCGCGGTCCAGCTGAGCCTTTGCCTGATCCATCCGCTCGATGTCATTGGCATTCAGCGGGGAAAAATCAAATTCCTGTTCAAAGATCTTCATGGAACTCTCCTATCAAAAAAGCCCCCGCCAGGTTCGGGCGAAGGCTGTATCGGGTCACTCAGGCTTCGGCGTTGGTGGTGTAGTCGAACTCCGCCGGGGTGCCGATGCCCTTCACGTCGGCGGCAAAGGTGGCGATCGCACCCGCAGAGCCGCCGATATCGGACGTGACGATGATGGCGGCCTTGCCGACTTCGCCCTTGCCGGTGCGCAGGGAGAAGTAGAGGTACGGCACGATGACGCTCTGGCCGGTGCCGTACAGCATCTTATGGGACAGCAGGAAATCCTGGAACTGGTCGCCGGGGCAGCGGTCGCCGTTGATGGTGAGGGTGCGCTGCGCGTGGCTCTTGGTGGTCACAGGGCCGGTGCGGATGTAGGTGTTGTCGCTGGTGGATGCGTTCAGGGCACCGGAGTGCTCCCGCACATGGTCGGCGCAGACGATCCAGTCACTCTTTTTGGTCTGGGTGCTCTCGGTCTGCACGGCGAAGACGAAATCATCGGTCTCCTCGATGCCGGCATAGGTGGCGCTGGGGGTCAGGCCGGAATTGGTAACAGCTTCGGTAACGGTCATACAGAAACTCCTTTCGGTTGATAATAGACGAGCCGGAGCTGCATCTGCATCTTGCAGCTTCCGGCGCTGCTGGTAACGATGTAGCCCGACGCGGTCACGGACACGCTGAGGGGCTGCCTGGGGGCTTCTAGGCGGGGGAAATTATGCCGGTCGTTCTGGGCCAGCACCCAGTCGGTCAGCTGCTCAAAGAAGCCGCTGTTGGCAATCTGGACGCTCTGGGCCTCGCTGTACTCCCGGCGGCTCAGGAACACATAGCTCTTCGCCATGTTCCGCCCGGAGAAGTAGCTGGTCAGAACGGGGTCGGTGGGGCTGTCCTCGATGGAGAACTCCGCCACCGGCTCCGGGGACAGCCCGGCGATGCGGAAGGCCGCGCCGTTCTCGGTCTGCTCTTCGGCAATGAGCGGGCAGGTCTTGAGCCATTCCCGCATAGCCGTGATGGTGGCTTTCTCGCTCATAAGTGGCCCATCCCTCCCCAGAACGTGGTAACGGCACGGGTCGCATAAAGGGCGAGATGTTCGCCCATGTCGGCAAGTGCCCGCTGGCCCCAGTAGGAGCCGCGCAGACCCTTGTACTTGTCGGCCTCTTGGCCGCGTTCCTTGTTGCCCATGAAGGTGTGCAGGTCGCTTCCCTCGGCGTGTTGGTAATATTGCCTGCGGGCGTAGGGGGTGTTGTACACCAAAAGGCCCTCGTCGTACTTGGAAGCGGTCTGCACGCTGTTTTTCAGTGTGCCGGTGTCCAGCGGGACATAGCTGTCGATGAGCCGGGCGGCTTCCTGAGCCATGGCATACTGCGCCTTTTGCAATGCTGCCGTCTTCTCAGCCCCGAAGTCGGGCCGCCACGAAAGCTGCATCTGGATGCCGTCCACCTGATACTTCAGGCCGTAGGGCTGCTCAAAAACAGGCTTCGACATGGCGTTCAGCTCCCTTCTACATGAAAATGCGGCAGCAGCGGTTCTCGGTTGTCGGAGACCGCCGCCACCGTGCAGCAGATGTGTGATTTTTCGAGGGCCGCATACTCGGCCTCGGTCAGGCTGCGGATGGCCCCCACGACGAGCTTGTCGCCCCGCTTGAGGGTCCAGTGCGCGGCCTTTTCGCCCGGCGGGAGCCTGGCCCACTGGGCATAGGGCAGATACCCCGCAGCAGGCGGCAGGCGGACATGCACCACCCGCTGGGGGTCGCCGCCGGAGGTGCCCTGCTTCTCCCGCCAGCTGCAGCCGGGCAGCACATGGCAGACCGGCGTGTCCGTCTCGGTCTTGACGTCGTGCACGAGGTTGACGACGGTGACGCTGCACTGCATCAGAAACACCCCCGATACAGCAGGCCGTGCGGGTCGCTGCCCAGGCACTCGGCGAGGATGTTGCGGGCCTCGGCCGCGGTCCGTTCGGCCAGGGCACCGTCGGCAAAGGTGACGGCATACCCATCGTTGTTGACGCTGGACACGCCCGGTGCGTAGCCGGTGGAGGTCTTTGCGGCCTCTGCCTGGCTCAGCATCTGGATGATCTGGACCGCCGCCAGCCGGAGGTCTCCCGCGCAGCGCTCGCAGACCATGGCGTGGGCCTCGGCCCGGCCAAAGGTCATCCGGTCAATGAGCTTCGAGGCCCGGACGCACAGCGGGGCGAAGGCGTCCTGTTCCAGGGTGCCGCCTGCGGCCTGGTAATCATCGTAGGTACAGTAGAGCATATAAAACTCCTTGATTCTTGGCCCCCCTGGCAGGGGAGGGTTAGCCTGCCTTCTTCTTCACGAGGATGGTCTTGGGCTTAGTGACCTTGTAGGCGTAGACCTTGCGGCCCTGCACGGCAGATGCGCCGATGAAGTCGCCGGAGCCGGACAGGTCCTGCACATGGACGGGCACGGCCCACTCTTCAATGACAGCGAACCAGTTGGGGTGGCCTGCCACATACTCCACGTTCTCGCCGAGGGTGGAATCCTCGAAGACGGTGAAGCCTGCGATGCGGCCCACTGCGCCGGTCTGGACCACGGCGTCGCCCAGGTCAGAGGCCTTGATAAACTCCGGGCTCTTCAGCAGGAGACCGTAGGTGTCCGGAGAGACCAGCAGCCAGCGGCCCGCCGTGGGCACGCCAATAGAGGACTGCTGGGTGCGGGCATCCACGATGTTCTCGTAGATGGTCTTTGCGGTCAGGGCGGTGGTGGTGCCGAAGGCAGTGCCCGCAGTGGTCAGCTCGGTGGAGCCGTCGGTGTCCATCTGAAGAGCCAGCGAATAACCGGCGCTGTCCAGACGGTCGGCGACCAGGTTGCCGGGAACGCTCTCGGCATCGAACCCGTCGATGATCTCGTTGACGGCCTTGTCGTGGTCGATGTTGACGGTGATGTAGGAGGTGTCGCCTGCGGTGCGCTTCGCGCCGGTGGACTTGTTGTAGTCGTTCACGACGACCTCGGTGTCGCGGACGGGGACCTTGACGGAACCCGCCTTGGGGCTGCCTTCGTAGCGGTTGTTGCAGATGACGCCGACCTTCTTGACCAGCGTTGCCCGCAGCTTCAGGTCTACGAGCTGGGAATAACGAACCTGTGCTTCGTGTGCCATAATGTTTCCTTTCTATCAGTCGATCTTGATGCCGGGGTTCATCGCCTGGAACGCGGAGAGGACAGGGTCGGTGTCCCCGGTGGGCGGGGTGCCGTGCTCGGCACCGGTGGAGTAGGTGCCAGCGCCCTTCTGCTGCTGTTCCGTGTCGCCGAAGGCCCAGGGGTTGGCCTTTGCGGCCTCTTCCAGCGCCTTGTCGATGTCGGTGGAGCGGTCTTTGGAGCCCTTGAGGGCGTCCACATCCAGCAGGGCCCGCACGGCCTTGACGCTGCGTCCCTTCTTGCCCAGGATGGCCGTGTTGAGGGCATTGTCAAAGGCGAAGCCCTCCGCCTGGCTCTGCATGTCGGCCTTGAGCTTGGCGATGTCGGCTTCATACTCTTCGGGCTTCTTCTTGCCGTCGAATGCGGCAAGTCCTTCCTGCGCAGTCTTGAGCTGGGCGTTCGCATTGGCCAGCTGGGTCTTGAACTGCTCGGCCGCAGATTTTTCCCGGTTGATGTCGCTGCCGTTCTCGGTCATGATCCAGTTCAGCTGCTCTTCAGTGATGCCGGGAATATGGCTCTTCACATCTTCGCGTTTCATGGTAAAAAACTCCTTTCTGTGGGTAAAACCTCGGTTTGGTGACGCAGTTCTCCGTCTGCGTCCGGTTGTGGGCAGGGTACGCACTGCCCGCTGCGATGGCACCGTATGCTGGAATCGAACCAGCGGCATACGGTTTTGGAGACCGGTGCTCTACCACTGAGCGAATACGGCATGAAAAAAGCGCCCCTGCCCGGCTGGGCAAAGACGCTTGCGATATTTGGTTGTTACTGTCCCATTTCTTTGTAGACGGGGCATTGGTCACAAATTTTGTGGGCTGCTTCCCAGCCACAGGGAGGAATCTTTTCTGGCGGAAGCATCAAGCTGTCATTGCCAATGTTGGAGATATCCCAGCAGAGGCCGTCCGCGATTTTGTGGTTGAAAATCGGGCAAAACACCAGAGGATCAGGAATAGGAGTCGCATTAAAAACCATGCTTTTTCATCACCTCCACGATTTGTTTGCCGCCGTCATCCAACCAGCCTACCGTGCCGATAGACCCGTCCTGTTTGATGACGATAAATCCTTTGTCCGAATAATAAGAATGTTGTGTACCATTGCGCTGGCTGATGGCAAGGATAGCATGTTCAGCAATCTCATTGGCCTGAGCTAGGCTGATCTGCCGTTTTGCCATCTGCTCTAACGAATGTCCCTCAAAATTCAATGTGTTGGGCAGTATAGGCGGAACAACTGCTGCTCCGGTCATTCTGATTTTACCAGATTGACGAAGTTCCGTCAAATCATTATTGACGGCATCAAGCCGTTCCTGCTTTTTTGCCGCCCAAGTTGCCTTGCTGCTTTGACTCCGCCCAAACCCGGAGACCATCGTGCGGGCGCTGTCCACCCGGCCGCCGGTCCTGGCAGTGAAATCGGCCAGCTCTGCCCGCGCAACGCGGAGCTTCACGGCGCTCTGGGTCGTATCAGCCCCGGCGGCGTCCTCGGCCAGATACCGGCGCTTGTACTTGCGCACGGTGCGCTCTCTGGCCCGCTGCATCTGGTTGATCTCGTACTGGGTGTACTTCTTCCCGTCATACTCAATGTCGCGGGCATTCAGCTCGTCGAGGCTTTCCTGCGTCCAGGCGGGCGGAGCGCCGAGCGAAGGGAAGACACTAAAAAACTGGTGTCTGCAATTGTACCCGCACAGCCCTGCGCCCGTGCCGTAGCCGGTAACGGACTCGAAGTCCTCGTAATGCTTTCCGAGGTAGTCCACAGCACCGCCCCGGTGGTAGGTCTTGCCCTGCCACGCTGCGTGGGAAGGCCGGGCCCCGCCGTGGGCTGTGACCGTAAAGAATTCCACGCCCATCTCGTCGGCGCGGGCGACTTGCAGCTTCCCGGCGGTCTGGTTCACGCCGGTGAGTACGGCCCGGCGGGCGGCGACTTCCAGCGTGTCCTTGTGGCCGGTTGGGTAGGTAACATACTTCATGGTGTCGGCCAGCGAGTCCACCGCGCTCTTGATGGCAGATTTGTAATCAAATGCACCGCTGCTCACCTTGAGGTGAGCCCGGTCGAGAGCGGCTTCGAACTGCCCGGAGACGGTGTTGGCCGTAGTGGCGGTGAGGTTCGAAAAGGTGCCTGCCGTCTGCTGGTAGCCCGCATTCAGCAGGGCTTGCAGGGTCTCATTCTCGGCAAAGGGCGTTGGCTCCAGGTCGTAGTGATAATAGATCCGGTCCTCGGCTTCCAGTGCCCGCGTGGCCGCTTCCTGCATGAGCTGCCGGATGGCGGCTTCGCTCTTGCCGGTGTAGCGGGCCAGCTTCTTGATGACATCCTGCCGGACGGCCTCGGTCTGCTGGTAGCGCCACAGCTGCCAGTTGGCGGTCGGGGTCAGCGTCTCCATCTTGGAAATGCGTCGGGCCACATCCCGCAGAATGTCGTCCTCAACTTGCTGAAATAAAAGGACCAGCCGGTCGGGTGCGTGGTCGAGGTAGTCCGGGGCCAGCATCAGGCACCTCCGCCGAAGCTAAGCTCCGGCTGCTGGTTCTCGGTGCGGGCCTCTTCGGCCAGCTTCCGGGCTTCCTCTTCGCTGACGCCGTACCGGGCCGCGAGGTACTTGTAACGCGGCAGCAGGCCGCTGAGGGCGTCGTCCCGCATCTGGCCCATCCGGGTCTCGGCGTCGGTGATGTAGGAATCATCCCAGTTCACGGAAATGGCGGTTTCCGGGTCCACCTCTGCACCCAGCAGATTCTTTGCTGCCCAGAGGATGCTGCGCACGATGCCGATCAGAGCCGTTTCGATGGAGATCTGGTTCTTGTTGGCGTTCTGCACAAGGTCCTGTCGGCTGCCGGTGTACTCGGTGGCCGTGGTGACGTTGCCGGTCTCGAACTTATACCGGTGAAATCCCAGCCCACACTTGAAGCTGAACAGGTCGAGCATGTCCTGCACGGCCCGGTGGTTGGCTTCCACCCGCAGGTCGGGGTTGTACTCGTGATACTCACTCTGCTTGTCCAGACTGCCCTCTTTCTCCGGCAGGGTGACGAACTGGCTCACCACATCATCGTCCGGCGGGATGTGGTGTTCGACGCCGTCTTTGTCTACGACCTTCCGGCAGAGGTCCGTGGAGTAGAAGATTTTCTTGTGACCAAGCCGGAGGTCTTCGCGGTAGTTGTCGAAGGCAAGGTCGATGCCCTGCGCCTCATCCAGAGCTTCCGCGAAGACGCTCATACCCAGGCCGGTGCCGCCGTCAATGTTCTTGACCGCAGCGGGCGAAAACAGCGCGAACCACGGCGGGGACCCCTGCACGGTGATGCTCTCCACGGTGCCCTTCGGTGCGGGCAGCGGGGAGAACTCCGGGATGCCGCTGACAGTATCCGTGACAGCGAACCACTCGTTCCGGATGGTGCGGCTCGTCGTGTCGCCGGTGTGGGTCTGCAAGTAGACGGCGGGCTTTCCGCCCCGCATACACTCCGAGACAAAGGCCGCTTCGGTCACGATGCCGCGCTCCACCTTCAGGGGAAGGATGCAGGACGCCGGGTCATAGTCCAGCTCGATGCGGGCATCCGGTTGTGCGATCAGTGCGCCGCCCTCGCCCTTTACGCCGGTGACGCTGAGCACGAAGGCCCCGGTGCCGGACCAGTAGGCCTGCTCCACCAGCTTGTTGGCGTTGTCCCAGAAGTGCAGCTCCCGAAGCAGTCCGCCCACCTGCTGCTCATCCGAGCCCAGCAGATAGGCGGCGGTCTTCTCGTCCGCAATCTGGAAGGTGGTGCGGTCGTTCAGAAGGAGATTGGCCCAGTCCTCGCAGACCCGCTTCGGCATCCGCAGGGAGGCAATCTTCCGTTTCTTTGTTCCGTCGGCGTATTCGGCAGACCGGGTATGGACACCGGGGACGCTGCCCTTCCACCACTGCCGCCAGGTCTCGATCTGGCCGGAATAGTCTGCATCCAGATGATAGTCGCGGGTCTTGTTCAGGTAGCCCAGAAATGCGGAAATGTTCATGTGTTGGTCAACCTCTTGAAATCGCGTTCGATGGTGTATTCGTAGGCGTCCAGCGTGTCGATGTCGGTGCTGCCGTCATCCAGGCGCTCGTCGATGCCGGGGTGCTTGCCGCTGTACAGGGCCGTCGCAAGGGCGTCCCGGAGGGTGGCCGCTTCGGGCATCAGCCAGAACCGTCCGCCGCCCATCAGGATGCAGGTCAGGCGGATGCGGTCGTTGATGCGGATCTTGGCGCTGTTCTCCACTCGGTCGGCCAGCCAGCTCAGTTTGCAGTGGCGCAGCCGGTTGCGGATATGGTTGATGAGCGTCTGCTCGGCGGAGTCACAGAAGATGTACTGGATCTCGCCCCAGCGGGCAAAGACAGCCATGCAGAACTCGATGAGCCGGTCGGCCAGATAGTCGGCATCCTGCGCCACCGGGTCGATGCGCTGGGAGGACAGCCCCACCACGCCGGAATACCCCGGCAGGATGGCCGTGGCCACAAAGGCATGTTTGGAGCCGTTGCCGCCGAAGTCCACCCCGACGCGGATGCGCCAGGGGGCGAGCTGCTTCTCGGTGGGCCAGAAGAACCGCCCATCCCCGGCGGCGAGGCTGTCAGCCAGCAGGCGGTAGACGACGCCGTTGGCTGCCATCCACTGGCCGAGAATGAAGCGGTTGTAATAGACGGTGCCCATATACTCCTGCTTCAGGTCGGCCACGAACTTCGGCGGCAGTGTCGGGTTGTCGTCGATGGTGTAGGCCTGGCAGTAGATATCTGCATCCGAGTCCAGGAATTTTTTGAACCAGTGCGTCGGGCTTTCCGGGTTGCAGGTGCCGTCAAAATGGCTGTGCGGGCAGGAAAGGCGACTTTTGAGCATCTGGAAGACGCCCTCGTCCCAGGTCGTGATCTCGTCGCCGTAGACGTACTCAAAGGCGGCACCCTGGATGCGGGCGATGTGCTTTTTGTTGTCGGCACCGAGGACATAGACCTTCTGGCCAAACAGCTGGACCACATTGCCAGCCGCCGAGGTGCGGATGACGCCCACGAGGTCCGGCCCCCAGAGCTCCCGCATGAGGGAAAGCACATTGCGCTCCAGAGTGCCCAGCGTGTTGCCCATGAGCACGAGCAGCCCTTCGCCTTTGGCGGAGAGGATGCGCTGCGGGATGGTCACGGCACAGTCGAGGTAGGTCTTGCCGGAGCGGGTGGCCCCGGTCTTGACGTTCCAACGGTGGGAGCAGTTGCGGAGGTATTCTTTCTGGAACTCAGTCAATGGCACTGTCTACACCTCCCAGCAACTCGCGGGCCGCTTCCAGCGCGTCTGCGGCGGGGTCGTCGGGCGGGGCATCCTCGCCCAGCATCTTCAGCAGTACCGAGGCCGCCTGCGGATTTCCGCGCTTGGCCTGTTCCGTGATGCCGACGACAACGGACATCTGATTGTCCACGTCCTCCGGGTCGATCTGATCCCGCAGCATGGCATTCACCCGGCGGCGGTCGGTCTCCGGCAGGCTCAGGTAGTAATCCGCCGCCTCCCGCATAGACCGTTTGCGGCGGCGGGCCGCACCGGAGGCGATGCCGCCCTTCTGGGCGATCTCTCGTTGTTCGGTCGTTGTTCGGTCAGCAAGCGAGACCAGATTCTTCTCATTCGGCACGTCACCACCTCTCTCGTTTTGAGCATAAAAAATCCCCGCATGTTTCCATGCAGGGAAAGAAAATCTTGAAGCAGCCCGCGGAGTGTCAGAAGGAGAACTCCATCGCGTAAGGTACACAAACATTGATGATGCCGGGGAGGAACACGCTCCGGGAGCTGCGCGGCATCGGTCTGCCTTTCGGCGGGTTCCGATGGTATCAGTGTAGCACACCGCAAGATGAACCCACAATGAACAGAGACTGAACTTTTTCAAATTTCCAGTTGTTCTACCGCTTCCCGCCGGATGGCATAGACCCGGCGGGTCGAGAGGTCGGCCTCCTCGGCGATCTTCTCCCACGTCAGGCAGTTCAGGTAATGCTGGCGAAGGATGCAATAGGCCCGATTGCTTGTAAGTTGGTTCAGAACGGTATCAATCTCCGCGAACAGCCGGTCACAAATGGCCAGTTGCGCGTAGCATTTGCGCTCTGCTTCTTCCTCGCGCTCGACTGCACGGGCAAGATTCTGCCCATCCCCACCGCCACCGGGGGCCGCGCTGATGTTCTGGGTTGTGTGCCGGGCCGCAGTTTGGGCTTCGGCCAGTTGCCAAGAAAGGCGCTGATACTTTTTGTCCGCTTCCCGGTAGCGGTCCAGCCAGACCAGCTTTTCTTCGTAGGTCATTCCAGTTCCTCCACCACAATGTACACCCCGCAGGGGTCTGCCCAGAATTTCTCAACAATCTCGCTGCACACCTGGGCATCGTCGTGCCAGAAGTGCAGGCGGGTCATCTCGTCCTTGAGGGCTTTTTCGAGGTTGTCCGTGTCGGGCTTGCTGGTGCGCCACGCCCCGCTACGGCGGCCGTCTGCCGGGAACATCCACTTGACCAGCAGCCGCACCGGACGCCCCGCCGGGATGGGCTTGGTCGGCGCATACGGTGCGAGGCAGGCGTGGAGCTTGGCGCGGGTCTGCTTCAGCTCCGGGCTGTCGTGGAGAACCGCACAAGGTTTGCCGCCTTTCATGTACGCATGGAGCTGTTTGGCGTTGTGGGTCGTAGTAGGCGGTTTCATGGGGATAAAGAATTGCATGTGCATAGTGTTCACCTCGTTTTTTCTTTTTTGATTCGGCCAACGTGATGGGGAGGGCTTCCGGAGGGATGGGGGGCTGTCTTACGCCCCATCCTCCGGGAACCCCATCACATACGGATTGGATTTGTATATTATATATAGGCATTTTCCGTCCCAAATCCGCAGGAAAATGCAGCATTTTCCGAAATACGGAAACCGTGCAGGATTCGGATGGTGCGCATTTTCCGTAGCATTTAGCCCGATGACCCCGGTTCGCGGCGTCCAACATCGGCACCATCAATCCAGAAGTTTCCGTCGGCTTTCAAGCGGCGGCGAACGGTGTCAGGTTTCAGGCCCATGTATTCTGCGATGCTGTAAACAGTTACTTTCCCGTCCATCATGCAGGCTTCAAAGGCATTGGATAATTCCGTCGCTTTGCTTTTGGCTAATTTCTCACGATTGCCCCAACGTTTTTCTGCCATTTGCTTTGCGAAACCTTTTGCGTCATTCTCCGGCTGCAAATCTTCCAGCAACCCGCTGTCCAGCTTATGGACCGGGTAGTCGAACCAGAGGTTCACCGGGTCGAAGCGCGGGAACTCGCGGAGGGTGCCCTCGATGCGCCAGGCGGTCAGACTGTCGGCCTTTTTCTCGGCCGCAGCGACTTCGGCGTCGATGGCCCGCAGATCGGACAGGCCCAGATGCTCCTTTGCCACGGCCAGCATCCGGGTGCGGCTGAAGGCATCGTCTGGGCCGTAGCTATCGGCAAACCCGCGTTTGTCGAGGATGCGCTTGATGACGGCGCAGGCGGCCTTGTTGTGGAGCTGCTCCCGGATGGCGTCGGTGGGAAGAAGTTCTGTCATATCCAGCATGGCATCCGGGTCACGGGCAAACACGCCGGAACCAGAGGCGCGGTCCATACTGCGCTTGCCGCCTTGGGCACCCTTGCTGTGGTGGTGGGCGTAGATGACGGCGCAGTCCAGCTCGTGGCAGACCGTGTCAAACTGGCCGCAGAACTTGGCCATCTGCTCGGCGGAGTTCTCGTCGCCGGTCAGGACCTTATAGATCGGGTCGAAGATGATGGCGGTGAACCCCTGCTTCTTGGCCCGGCGGATGAGTTTGGGGGCCAGCTTGTCCAACGGCACCGGAATGCCGCGCAAATCCCAGATGGCGATTTGGTCGAAGTGGTCCGGTTCCAGCCCCAGCGCATTGTAGACATCCGCGAAGCGGTGCAGACAGGATGCGGGGTCAAGCTCCAGATTCAGATACAGGACTTTTCCCTGTGCACAGGAAAAGCGGCCCAGCCATGTGGTGCCCTCGGCGATGGCAATGCACAGCTCGATGAGGGCGAAACTCTTGCCTGCTTTGCTGGGGCCTGCGATCATCATCTTGTGGCCCTTGCGCAGGACATCTGCAATGAGCGGTTCCCGCAGGGGAGGAATCTCGGAGAGGTCCTTTCGGATCGTCCAGTCGGGCAGCTCATCCGTTTCCGACTCGAACCAGTCCACCCACTCTTCCCAGCAGCTCTTGCCTGCGTTCGTTTCCAGCAGGGCTTGCCGGTGCCCGCCGCGCAGGATGCCGGGCATCCGGCTCAGGCGGGAGGGGTTGCGGTTCTGCTGGTCAAGGGGCAGGCCGTTTTTCTGGCAGGCCGAATAGAGGTAGTCCACCCGCTTGCGGTACTCGGTGTAGTCTGGAGCGTTGACTCGGACAATGGCATGGACGCTCTTTCCGCCGGAGTAGACCAGCGCGGCACAGGGGAGTTCCAGCTGCTTGATGATGGCCAGCTGCTTGCCCAGCTCCATATTGTCGCACTCCACGAGGGCATAGCGAAAATCGGTCACGTTGGCGTTGTTCCGGCCGCCCTCTACCGGGTTGAAGCAGATCCACGCACCGGCGTCCGGGTCGCAGTCGCCGACCACTTTGCCGATGTCATCCCCGCAGGTGGTCAGTTCTTCGATGAGCTGCCCGGCGGTGCGGTCCCAGCACCCCTTTGTGGGGGCCGGGCGTCCATCCCGGCGGTAGCTCTCGGTCACATAGGCCACATGCTCGTCGGGTTCGAACAGGGCTTGCAGGTAGCGCTTCAGCTCCTCGGCGGGGTGCCATTCCGTGGGGAGATCCAGATCGTGGTCTTCTACCCAGCGCGGATCTACGAGCCTTCCGTCCGCAGAGGAGCTGGCTCCGGCAGAGATCTCGTCCCCCCAGTCCAGCGCGTGTCCGGCGGGGCCGGTCCAGCCCTGCTGATAGGCCAGCTGAAAGATGCTGTTCTCGGTGACTGGCTGCGCGCTGCCGTGGAAGCTTTCCCATTTGCGGGTACATTCCCCCTTATGGTAGCGCCCGGCGTCGCGGGCACTCCACTGCTCCCAGGCGGAGACCGGGAACCCGGCCTGCTTCAGAGCCATGCCCACGGTGGTCCACTCCTCATAATTCAAGGCGGACGGGCTGAGAAAATCCAGCGCCTCTTTGAGTTCATTTTCATGTTCCATGTACGATTACCATCCAAATTCCCAGATGGGGTCCGTGCTCGGCTGGGCAGCGGGCGGGACGTATGTTTTTGCGTCTACGCCCTTGGGAACACCGCGCCAGCCGCCTGCGGCAATGCGGTCGATCATGTGCTTGGCTGCCTCGAAGCTCCACGTTCCCACATGCTGGAAGCCGTATTTCTCCAGGCAGCGGATCTGTTTCGGGGTGGTGAGTCCCTCGTCCCGGCGGCTGTGGAGCCGGTCCAGCAGGAGCGAGGCCTTGCCCGCAGACTCCACGGCATCCGGCAGGATGCCCAGCTTTTCCAGGGCGGCGGTCTGCTCCGCGCTGGGCGGGCCTGCCTCCCAGCCAAAGGCCGGGACATAGCCGGACAGGTCTTCGGCCTGGATGCTCATTTCGTATTGCAGCGGGTCCACGAGCCTGGCTTTTTTGCGGCGCTGTTCCTCCAGCTGCTTTGCCAGCGCTTCTTCCCGCTGCATGACTACATCTTCACCGGCCTGTACCGCAGCTTCCTCGATGTCTTCGGGGCAGCCGGACGCAGCCAGATTCTCGGTCATCTGCTGGGCCACGGCGCGGTCCTCGCAGACTAGGTCAGCCGGGCGGCACAGCTCGTGCCTGTCGGTCATCCACAGGAAGTCCAGCAGGAGCAGGTCGGTCTTGCCTTCGCTCAGCCGGGTGCCCCGGCCCACCATCTGGCTGTACAGGCTGCGGACTTTCGTGGGCCGCAGCACCACCACACAGTCCACAGAAGGGCAGTCCCAGCCCTCGGTGAGCAGCATGGAGTTGCAGAGCACATTGTACTTCCCGGCATCGAAATCGGCCAGCACTTCGCGGCGGTCGACACTCTGGCCGTTGACCTCGGCGGCCCGGAACCCTTTGGCGTTGAGCAGGTCCCGGAACTTCTGGCTCGTTTTGATGAGCGGCAGGAAAACGACAGTCTTCCGGCCCTGACAGCGCTGCTCCATTTCGGCGGCGATCTGTTCCAAATAAGGGTCCAGCGCGGTGCCCAGTTCGCCCACGGCATAGTCGCCGCCGCTGAGCGCCACACCGGAGATGTCCAGCTTCAGGGGGATGGTCTGGGCCATGATCTTGCACAGATATCCCTCTTTGATGGCATCCGTCAGCTTGTACTCATAGGCCAGGCTGTCGAACACCTCGCCCAGGTTCCGCATATCGCCTCGGTCGGGGGTGGCGGTCACGCCCAGGACTTTAGCTGAGGAAAAGTATTCCAGAATGCGGAGATAGCCGTCTGTGATGGCGTGATGCGCTTCGTCGATGATGATGGTGCCGAAGTAGTCGTGCGGAAAACGTTCGAGCCGGGCGGGGCGCTGCAAGGTCTGGACAGACCCAACGACCACTCGGAACCAGCTGTTCAGGCAGGTGGACTCTGCCTTCTCCACCGCTCTGACCAGCCCGGTGGAACGCTGGAGCTTGTCCGCTGCCTGTTCCAGCAGCTCGCCCCGGTGGGCCAGGATGAGCACTCGGTCACCCGCCCGCACCTGATCAGCGGCAACGGAAGCGAACACGATGGTCTTGCCGGTGCCGGTGGGTAGCACCAGCAATGTGCGCAGACGGCCGTTCTCCCACTCCTTGTGGACGCTGTCCCGTGCGGCCTGCTGATAGGGTCTGAGTTCCTGTGCCATCAGAATGCCCCCTGTTTCCAGCCGGTCGAAGGTGCAGCGGTGGGCGCAGGCGGCGGCAGAAACCGGATCACCTCATTGCCCTGACCCGTCTCACCGGCCTTCGGGCCGCTCTTCTTGGTGTACTCATAGATGCCCAGTCTGCACCAGCCCTTCGACCCAACGACCTCAGACCAGCGGGGGCGGAAGGTGTCCCCGCGCTTGCACTGCCCGATACTCTCGAAGAATGCACCCAGCAGCCCCTGCGTTTTGGTGTGCAGATAGAGGCGGTGGGTGATGGTGGTGTCGCCCTTGTCTCCGCCGAAGATGTGCAGGGTCAGCTTGGCCATCTTGCAGGGCGACAGTTTGGCGCTGCCATCGTAGCGGGCGCGCTCCAACTCGGTGACCTCGAAGGCATATTCGCCCTCCGGCAGCAGCACAAATTCCGGCTGTTCATTGCTGACCTCGTCGTCCCAGTCGAGAGCGCGGTCGGTGGTATTCATATCGTTCATCAGAAAATTCTCCTTTCAAAATCAAAACGGGATATCACGGTTGTCCAGCACCATCTGGAACACCTGCGGCCAGGCACCAATCAGGCAGCCCTCCACAAACTCGGTGGGGTAATCCCGGATGGGCATGTCTTCCGGGAAATACCCCCGCTTGCCCACAACGCCCTGCAGCTCCTCGGCGCTGACATGGTTGGCGCTCATCAGAGCAGCCAGCTTCTCCGGCACCCCCAGACTGAGCAGCACGTCCTTGCGGGTGCTCTCCATGGGCGGCACGTTGGAGGTCGGGGCCGCAGATTTCGCTTCCGGCTTCGGCGGTTCCGGGGTGGGCAGGATGTCAGCCTCCGGTTTGCTCTGGAACTTCGGCTCGGAACGCGGCGCAGCCTGTGCAGGCGAAGCGCCGGGGATGCAGGAAGCGATGCCGGCATAATCAAAGGGCATCTCATCGGGCAGGCCAAAGCGGTTCTTGGCATCCCAGCAGGCGTGATGGGTGGTGTACATGACCCGGCGGCCGCCGGTCACCTTGTTTTTGGCGTTGGGTGCGCTGCTGCTCTTTTCCACCACGGTCTGATAGTTGACGAAGAGCAGCATGTCGCACCACTCCCGGATCAGCGGCTCCACCTGTTTTGTGGTCTTCATGGTCCAGCGGTCGTAGCTGCCCGCCGCGTCCGGCTGCTCGAACTTGGTGATGGCCGCATGGGCAAGGATCAAAACATTGTGCCCGGTGTTCAGCACCTCTTCCAGTGCGTCCAGCAGCTTGCCGAACTCTTCCTTCAGGTAGGTGTAGCCCTTGCCGTAGCCAAAGCCTTCCAGCCCGTCCACCTTGGCTTTGGCACAGACGGCCTCAATGGCCAGGCGTTCGGCCCAGTCGGCGGTGTCGAGGACCAGTGTTCCGCAGGGGATGTTCCCCCTGCGCACCTCGGCCACCTCGTCCAGCAGCATGGCCCAGCTGGTGGGCTGAGGCAGGCGCTTAACGTCCAGTCGCTTGGTGCCGCCCTCGGTGTCGATGAAGACAGGGTCGGGGAAGTGGGAAGCAAAGGTGCTCTTGCCGATTCCTTCGGGGCCATACAACACAGTCTTGACCGGGGAATCCAGGATGCCGGTCGTGATAGAATACTTGCTCATCAGAAAGCTCCTTTCGTCCAGCTCTTCGGCTGAGATTCAGACGGTTCGGTTCGGATGGGCAGCTCAGCCCCCTTGACCATGCCGTCTTCGATGATGATCTGGCACTCACTGCCAGTGGAGACACGGGTGGCGATGGCCTGCAGGCCTTCGGATTCCAGCCAGCGGCCAAACTCGGCCAGGGTCGTCATGTCCATCTGTTCGAGCTTGTCCAGCAGAACGAAGCCGCAGTCCGGGTTCAGACGGCGGATGATGGCGGTGGCCACCCGCAGCTGATCGCTGCCGGACATATCCCGCCAGTGCTTTCCTTTATAAGTAAGGGCACCATCCTCCACGCTCAGCTCCGGCAGGGGCAGATCGGCACCGTTCAGCAGGGCCATGCGGTCGGCCCGTTTCTGGGTGATGGCCTCGGTGAGCTTGTCGTAGTCGCTGGCATACCGGGCCGCTTCATCCTCGGCACGGGCCTTTTCCAGATTGGCCCGTACCTTCTGGTTGGTCTCCTCGATGTTCTGGATGGAGGCTTCCAGCTCGGCTGTCGATTCATCCTGCAAATCTGCGGCAGATGTCTGGGCGATTTTTACGTCAGCCTGCATCGTGGTCAGCCGCTGCTTTTCCGTGCTCAACTGAAATTCAAGGTCTGCAACCACTTTTTTCTGCCGCTCAAGCAGATCTGTGAGCTGAGTTAATTGATTGCGCTTGCGCTGGTTCTCGCCGTTGCGGGCCAGGATCTCCTGCTGCTGGTGGATGAGGTCGGAGGCGCTGACAGGCTCCTCCGGAGCATCCGGGTAATAGATCAGCTCCTCGGCAAAGTGTTTTTTCTGCTGGGCCAGCTGGCCGGTGAAGGTACGCTTGTCATAGAGCGATTTGATCTCCAGGTCGCGGGTGTGCAGTTCCGCGCCGATGCCGATGATCTTGAGCAGGATGTCTGCCTTTTCACGGTCGGATGCCTCCATGAAGCGGGGCAGGTCGAGGGCCAGCGGTTCGATAAAGGCATTGAGAAGCTGCTGGCCGCTGCGCCGCCCGGTGGGGTCGGTGACGGTCAGAGTGCTGTTCTTGCCCTTGCGCTCCACGATCACGCCGTTGGAGAGCGTGACCTTGAGGTGGGCGGGGGCCATAGCCCCGTCCCGCACAGCAGCGTCCGGGCGGAAGCGGTCGCCGCCCAGCGCCCAGGCAAGCGCATCCAGCACACTGGTCTTGCCCTGATTGTTGTTGCCACCCACGAGGGTGAGCCCGGTGGGGGCAGGGGTGAGCGCAACGACCTTGATGCGCTTGACGTTCTCGGCTTCGAGAGATGTGATGGTTACAGACATTATAGTTTGACCTCCCATTCTGTGACATGGCTCAGAAATTCCGTCTGTGCCGCCTTGCCCAGCGGCTGAATGTCGTTGTTCTTCCAGCCGTAGCAGAGAATCGGCCCCAGCAGCTGCTTGCCGCGATAGGTGCGATTGAACAACCTTGCGGGCACAAAGTGCTCTTCGTGCTTGCCGAAGACCAGCACGATCGGCGTTCGGGGCATGACCCGCATTTCGCACGGACACTGCAAATACGCCTCGATGCCTTGCAGCGTATCGGGCAGGGAGGTCACGACCGGGGCTTTGCCCGGCTCCAGTAAGATTCCTTTCATGACTTGCAAATCCCTCCAAAGTATGTTATTCTTCGGGGTGATGGAGTCGTTCAAACCATCACCTCTGGGGCTCGTCCGTGTTGGTAGCACGGACGGGCTCATTTTTGTTGATGTCGGCGGCATCCTCTTCTGCGTTGCCGAGCACAAAGCTTTTGATAAGCGGTAACCAGTCTTGTGTCAACTCGGAGATGTATCTTTTGGCATAGTAGTAATAGACAGCATTGCTGACCTCCGAGGAGCCGGTGGTGCGCTGGGCTTCGACCATGTGGTTGACCTGATTGCGGGAGAGTCCCATGCCCATCAAGAGCTTCTTCAGCCGTTTCGTTTTCATGCGTCTTTCCTTTCTTCTTGCCGGTAGGCGGAGCAGTCCACCTTGCCGTAGCTCTGGCGCTTGTACTGCTGGTTGTCCTGGTACATGCCGTACAACGACATCGCAAGCCCGGCGGCCACTGCGGCGCAGAGCCACGGTGCGGCCCGTGTGGCCTCAGTGGCGTCCCAGCCGCCCCAGGCGCTCAGCGCCCAGGCCGTGCCCTGCACGACCCGGCGGATGATCTCGCCCGCGCCGATGAGGGCCAGGGCACCGATGGTGAAGTGTTTGAGTTTCATGCGGATTTCTCCTTGTTCATGTCAGGGAAAAAGTACTTGCCAATCTCGTCCCTCTGGATGCCGACAACCTCGCACACGGCCTTGATCTCGCTGGTCAGCCAGGGGGCTATGCCGCGCATCCGGCGGCTCATGGTCGGGTTGGCGATCCCGGCGGCCCTGGCGACCTCTTCGTCAAACATTCCGCACTCGCGGAACCGGGCCCGAAGCTTCCAGAACGGGATCTGCTGGAAGGTTCCCTGTACGATCTTCATCATGTTTTTTCAACCTCCTTGTGGTTGGCTCCCTTCTGCGGTAGAATAGAGGGCAGAAAGGAGAGGATGTTAATGGCTGAAATTAAATTCAAATGTCCTTATTGCGGTACTGACTTTTACGAAACAATGCAAAATACAAGAACCAGGAAAGTATGCTATAATTTGGACGAAGAAGAGCGGAAAAGAGTAAAAGTATACTGGGTAGAACAAGAAATAGAGGTGACTTATCATTTTTGTCCTTCATGTCATGAGTACTCCATTCAAATTGAAGGACCTCATAATACGTTTTCGTTTACTTATCCGCCGTATACAGGAATTACCCTTCCGGATTACATCCCAGAGGCAATCCGGACAGATTACGTGGAAGCTTGTTCCATTCTGGACGCCAGTCCAAAGGCATCCGCCACATTATCCCGGCGTTGCTTACAGGGAATGATTCGAGACTTCTGGGGAGTTAAGGCCAAGAATCTCGTAGACGAAATTGATTTAATTAAAGATAAAATTTCAGCGGACGAGTATCGTGTTCTGAATGGGATTCGCCGCCTTGGCAATATCGGTGCTCACATGGAAAAGGATGTGAATACGATTGTCGACATCGACCCCGGCGAGGCTCAAAAACTTATCAAGGTTTTGGAACTGCTCTTCAAAGATTGGTACATTGCCCGGCATGACCGGAACAAGCTGTATCAAGAGATCTTTGAAATAGATCAGGACAAGCAGGATCAGCGTCATCTGTCCTGAGTATCCTCCACATCCAGAAATTCCGGAATCTCAGAGCATTTGAAACTCCCAATCTGCAAAGATAGGCTGATGCAGTCGTTCGTCAGGTGATGTTCCTTGATTCTCACATCATCACGCTTTACCAGTTCTTCCAAAATGTGCCCCGTCGAAAGGCCGCTCAGGTTCTGCTCCATTTCGGGTTCGGGAGAATCTGATTTTGCCAGCAGCTTTCCGTCCATGCTCCAATACTGATGGAGTTCGTATACCGGATGTATGTCCGTGCCATCGCCCGCCAGAGAGACGGTTTCAATGACTTGGATCACTCTGGCGGATTTTGTTTTTTGAAAATTAGGCTTTTTCACGTTGTTCACCTCCCTTCAAAAAGCGATAATCTACTTTAAGTAGATAACTTGGCGAAAAAAATTTGGTCGATAGGAATGCCAACGACCTCACTGATTCTTTTCGCGGTAGCAATTGTGGCGTCCTCTGGCGACTGCTCGATTTTTCGATATGTATCACGCGAAATTCCGAGCTTTTCTGCCATCTCACGCTGTGTAAACCCCGCATATTGGCGGGCCTGTTTGACAGTGAATCCCAAATTTCAAACCTCCTTTCGCTTTGGCTTGAGAATACTATACTCCACTTTTAGTAGAATGTCAAGAACTTAAAGTAGAAAACTTTAAGATTTCTGTTGACAATCCTCTACTTTTGGTGTAATCTCTACATATAAGGAGTGATTCAATTGAGTATCGCTGAAAATATTAAAAGAATCCGACTGGAACACGGGTTGTCACAGGCTGAACTTGGCAAGATAGCAGGGGTCAGTGACAAAGCGGTGTCCACTTGGGAACTTGGAATTAAGGTGCCCCGTATGGGTGCAGTAGAAAAGATGGCAAATTATTTCGGCATTGCGAAGAGTGTGATTGTCGATGATGTCCAGCCTACTCCTACCAAGCAACCCACCATCCCGCCGGGCTTTGAGCCGATGCCCGCCATGGATGTGGTGCCGCTGGTGGGACGGATCGCCTGCGGTACTCCCATCATGGCAGAAGAGAACATCGAGCAAATGGTGTGCGTACCCTCCCGCTGGCACTCCACCTTTACGCTGACCTGCAAGGGCGACAGCATGGAACCCCGCATCCATGACGGCGATCTGGTGGCGATCCGCAGCCAGCCAGAGGTAGAAAACGGAGAAATCGCCGCTGTGCGGATCGGGGAAGAGGCTACCTTGAAGCATGTCTATCTGCACGAGAACTTCATTGAACTACGGCCGGAGAATCCAGCTTTCGGCAGCATCATCCTCAACCGGGAGGACATGAATACCGTCGTTATTGAAGGTAAGGCTGTCGGTCTTTGCCGGGATATATAAAGCGAGAGGTGAAATCCGTATGGGAAAATTAAAGGGGTATGACCGCAAAAATTACCTGCGCCACCGAACAACAAAACAGCAGCGTATGGTAAACAAGGGCATTGATATGGTGTTCAAAGGTGCGAGTGCGGTTGGAAAAGCCTCTTCAAAAACGCCTTCGTCCTCTCAAGAAGCACAAGCCCAACTTCCGACAGTAGTTGTTTGTTCAAGTGTGCTTGTTGGCCTTTTGGCGTTTCTGATATGCTATTCTAAAGTCGGAATAATCATTGCGCTAGTTTTTGGCTTTATTGCGTTTTTTGTTGGACTTTTCATTTTGGCGGGCGTTTACGGAGGCGTAACAGGTGCCCGTGAAAGAAAAGCGGAGATGAAATCCGAGGAACATGAAGCAGAACCGCATCTAATAAAGGCAGAATACAATCCGAATCCTGAGTGGATGGGTCAAATGGGACTAGTAGACTCCCGTACAAATGCGCAGATACTTGCTCCGCAATTTATGAAACAAGTGTTAGAGAGTGCAAAGATTTTGCAGACGACGACAGAGCCGGGCACGTTCTTCACAAGATACGATTTTTGCGTTGGTAGGCTGATGGAGCTGGAAGAGTGCAAGAAATATGGTGTTTCGGTAAGCACCACGCAGGATCTGAAAAAATACCGGAGCATGGACTTCCGCGAGGAAGCGGTGGAAGAAATCATTTGCCGTACGCAAGGAAAGTATCGAGATAAAATCGAAAGTCTAAAAACTCAGAAAGCAAAACAAAATTGGGCAACAAAATATCATCGGGCATTTGAACCACATCTGTCATATATGAGCGATAATGCTAAAACGAAGCTCGGCGAGTGCAGCGCAGAATTATACGCGCTGACGGAAATATAAACAAACATAGGAGGTCTTTTGTATGAGGAAGAAACTTGTAGCGCTGCTTTTTGCAGTTGCAGCAATGCTGGCGTTTACCTGCACTGCATGGGCTGCAAAGCCATCCATTGAGCTGACGGATGTTTATTTCACGGTCAATTCGGCAGATGGGGTTACACCGACGATTTGCTTCCGAAATAATTCGGGCAAAACCATCAAGTATGTTACGTTCACGATGGTTCCGTTTAACGCGGTGGGCGACCGTGCATCTTGCACGATCCGCGGATATTCTTCGGTGCAGGCGCGTCTGGTTGGGCCGATCGAACCAACGACATTTGACAGGACCGTTGCAACTACGGTAGCGACGCCGTCATCTATGGGAAATCGTGGCCCGTTCCAAGTTCAGCAACAGCTTGCAACGGATTATTATATCGGAGCAGAAGAGCGGAATGGACATCGGATTTTCCTGGATAAGGATGGGAACGCGTACTATTGGGATTCCTATATCAATGTGCCTTCGGGGATGACTCCGGCTGTTTTCCTGACCGATGATGAACTTCAAAATGCAGTATACTGCGATGCGGTTGAATGGGATAACCTTTGGTATAACGGGACGATTGATGAGCTGGCTGTTACGCAGGCCGATGTGATCTATATGGACGGTAGCAAAGAAACTGTCAACCAAAAAGCGTTGTATTCCGGGCATTTCAGAATTGACCCGACCAATCAGCCATATGATGTTCTGGTGAACAAGTATTCGTCTGTATACGACTACAACTTCTACAAAGAAAACAATGCGGACTTGGCTGCTTCCTTGGGAGACAACCAGTGGAAGTACCTTGAGCACTTCATCAGCAGCGGCATGAAGGAAGGCCGTCAAGGTAACGCAGAGTTCAATCTTGCGGCATACAAGGCAAACAACCCCGACCTGGTTGCCCTGTTTGGCGATGACAATGCAAAGTACTATGAGCATTACATTGCAGGCGGCAAAGCAGAAGGACGCAAGGCTGTCTGATAAATAAAAAAACGCCTCGGTGTTGGAGCACCGAAGCGTTTGAATAAGCGGCTCGCTCCAAAGGAGGTCATCGCACACTCGACACTGCGATTATACCTCTTTTGGGCGGGCTTGTCAAAGTGTACCTGTTTTTCGGAGGTGTAATATGGGAAGAAGGACAAATACAGCGGTCTGGCTCGAAAAGCAGCAGCGCTGGCAGATCAAAGTGCAGAAGAACGGGGAACGCAAAACGTTTACAAGTGCCAAGCCTGGCCGCACCGGCCAGCGGGAGGCGAACCGGAAGGCGGATGCCTGGCTGGATGAGGGCGTCGTCAACACCCGTGTGCTCGTGGATACGGCCTATGTGCAGTGGATGGAGAACCTGAAGCTGACCACGGACCAGTCGAATTGGGGCCCGGTGGAGAGCCGCTGGAGGAATCATGTGCAGCCGGTGATCGGCCGGAAGCGCATCGAAGACCTGTCAGAGCAGCATTTGCAGACCGTGGTGAACAAGGCCTATGCTACCGGGCTGAGCAAGAAGTCGTTGATGAACATCTGCGCAGACCTTCGGGCGTTCTGCAAGTGGATGCGGTTGAGCAAGATGTCCACCTTGCGTCCGGAAGCGCTACACGTTCCGAAAGGTGCGCGGTCCAAAGAAAAGGAAATCCTTCAGCCGGATGCCATGCGGGTTCTGTTCTCGGTGAGCACGACGCTCTACAAAGGCGTCTGGGTGACAGACCCGTATATCAACGCCTATCGGTTTTCGGCAGTGACGGGGCTGCGCCCTGGCGAGCTGATCGGCCTGCGGTGGCAGGATGTCCGGGGAACCACGGTCTGCATCCGAAGGGCAATCAATGTTCACGGCAAAACCACGCAGGGCAAGAATCAGAACGCGGTGCGGGCCTTTGCGCTGACGCAGATTGCAGCGGATGTGCTGGCGGCTCAACGCGAACTGCAACTTCCGGGGGAGAGCGTGTTTGGCATCAACTCAGAGAGCACCTACCGGCATTGCTGGGAGCGCTATTGCAAGGCGAATGAGATCAAGTATGTGCCGCCCTACAATCTCCGGCACACCTTTGTCTCGCTGGCAAAGACCCTGCCGGAGGGCGCTGTGAAGTCTCTGGTCGGTCACTCGAAGCAAATGGACACCTTCGGGGTGTATGCGCACCTGATTCAGGGCGAAGACGTGCAGACTGCGGCAATGCTGGATGGCGTTTTGGATAAGGTCCTGGGCGAGGGTCAGTAACCCACTTTAGTAACCCACTTTTAGTTTTAACGACTGATTACGGGATATCATAGAAGATATGCGAACCAACAAAAAGAACGATGACTCGTAAATGTCAATGAATAAAAATAACGAGCTTCTGATATTTTATAGATTCGACTCCCA